ATTTTTTTCGTTATTCTTTTTTGCTGGGCAGCTTCGCCGATGTTTACAGGGATAGAGAACTTGTCCCTGCCATAATCTATTTCAGATACGGCAATCCCTTTCACAACATCATTTGCAACCGTGATTGCCAAATTCGGCCCTTGTCCATACGGCATTCCTTCGATGGCACCAACCTGCTCTCTATCAACTATGCAGATGATTTCACGCGAACCTCCGGCGCCGGGATAGTAAGTCCCTGTTTCACCGAAATCTTCCAAAAAAATTTCGGCCGTTGCCTTCAGCTCTGTGTCAAAAACATTTGGCATTTATATTCCAAAAAATGAAGCATATTAACGTCCAATCCAGCCAAATCCGAAAACATCCTTTAACGCCCCCGCACTTTCCAATGGGTTGCAATAGTCGCTAAACGTAACAACCTCCAGAAGACCAGCTGGATACATAAGGATGTGCCATTTGTCTCCCGTAGAAAATCGCTATAAGCAAATAATCCCCTGAGCGGCGCCTTTTACAGAGACGCCGCCCAGTAGAACGATGAAAGCAAATCGGTTATCTTTAAGCTGTCGTCCAGGTGCCCTTTGAGGCAATCACTTTCCAGCCGGTGGCATCAGCATAGTCCACTGTTATGTAGTCCCACTGTTTTGCGGTCGCCAGGACATTTACCAAGTCGTGGTCGTCAGTCCCGCCATAGTCAGGCCCGGCAATTAAATCGCTGGCATTTGGTGATAGACTGATTTGAACCCCGCCATCAGCTCCGACATTCACAAAGGTCAGAGGTCCCAACCCTACGGCAATGGCCGGCAATGTTATCACTGATGTAATAGAAACAAGAATTGCCTTGCCGACATCCTGTTTGTCGGTAGTCATTGTTGCGCCGGTCAATGCTTCATATTTCAGTCCCTTGAATGTCGGAAATTCGGGATGGAAATTGTTGAGATTCACATAGACGTGGGTATCGGTCGCAATGGCCGCTGAGCCGGTCGCATCAACGGCAACCCCATCCACTTTTGTCGGAAGGACGACCGCGCTGCCAAGCAGAAAATCAGCCGATGCCAGATAGGTCGTGGCACAGCCGCTGCCTGCTGTCCCGCCATAGGGATTTCCGTCCTCGTCCCAGCCGATTGGCACTCCGGCATCTATTGCAACCTGCGCCTTCTGAACCTTGACAATGCCTCTAATAACTGCCGCACCCATAATATTTGCAGCAATGTCGTTAATACATACTCCGGCCTGGTTGTTGATATTAACCACCTGGCCGCCCGTTCTTGCAGATGACGGGGTGAAATGTATCACTTCCCCTATCTGACTGAATGTAGCTTCCATAGTTTTTTACTCCTGTAAATTAGTTTTTGGTTTTCGCGTTTTTCTGTCTGCCTTTGCGGATTCAGAACCTATTTTTTTTTCGTCTTTTTTATAGGCGCTTCATCCACGGTCTTTTCGGCATCCGCCTTGACCTCCGAAGGGAACGGCTTATGGCAATTAAAGCAACCGGTCGCTTTCTCAATGGCGGGTGGATAGACATAATTGCCGTGCTTTTTCACATCGAAAAGCCAGACCCCATTTTGAAAAACCAGATGGTTCGGCTGCCCGCAGCCGCAGACAATTATCTTAACATTTTCATCGTTCATAAAAAACTCCTTTTCTGTTTTTAATTTTCATTATGCACGGCAAAATTATGCCGTGTTTTTCTGCATCCCGCGCCAGTCAATCGCCTTGCACCCAAAGGCATGGGTTATCCGGTAGATGATTCCCAGCCGGTCGGGGCCAGGGTTAAACGTCTCAACCTTCGGTTCCTGCTGTCCCTGGAGAAATCCGACTTCGATGTTGTCGGTCATATTCGGGTCCGCCATCAGATACCAGGTGGTTGCAGAACCGCCGCTCAAACCGGACAATCTTGCATCATCGACCACCTGAAGTCCGGTTTCGGAAAGTGCATTGTAATTTCCCTGAAGCAGGGGAGGAGCTGCGGCAGGAGTGATTGGCTGGGTGACTATGAGCATGGCACTTCTTACAAGTTCGGTTGCAGTGATAAACAGTTCCGGCGGAACAAGCAAAATTGTCGGCGGAATATTGAGTGGCTTTCCGTCCTTGTCCACCTGCTTCTTGAATGTGTAAAGCGCCTTGTCGAGAGCATTCCTTGCCAAAGCATTAGATGTTATCAGATTCAAATGTGTTGTCGCATAGAATAGGGCCGTCCCGTCCGTCATTAGTCCGTTGGCAATCAGATGCGCATAGACCAAATCCCCGAGCGCCTGCTTTATGGCAAGCCCTCTCTGCGCCGGAACCTTGGTTATCGCCTGCAGGTCATCGTTGATTATGGTCTGGTTGGTAACTCCAATGTTCTGGCCGTAATCATAAATGCGATACTGCTCGTATTCCTCCGCAAGCAGACCGTATTTGACCTCTCCGCCGTCCGGTATCTGCGGGATGCTGCCCATATCGGTAAGCCGGATTACCTGCTTGTTCTTATAATCTGGCAAATTCCCGATATTGCACCACCGGCGCCAGCTTTCAGGCGCAAAAGCATAACCTTTCATAAGCGCCTTGTTGACCACACTGCCGAGAAGCTGGGGGAGAGTGGCCATTGAGAACGCGGCGCGGATCACATCCTCACGGGAAATCGGAATGTTCTGGCCTTCCAGGAAGATGGCATAGCGGCAAATGTCAAGCATTGAAATATCACGAAACTTTCTGGCCGCCGTCGCCCGCTCATCTCCCCGCTTCTTATCGCTCTGAAACATGTCCTCGTATCCGGCGCGGAGAAGCATACTATCCACGAGAGATTCTTTGGACAACTCATCCCCGTGCGAATGAATCGAGGGAAGCGAACCTACCATTGGACGAGTCAAACGCAAGGCACCAAGGAATATGCCCTGCGATTCCTCGACCGTCTTGCCTTCTCTGATGCATTCCTCAACCTTGTCAGCGGGAATATCGCTGCCAGCCAATTTGCGGATAGCAGATACCCTTTCCCGTTCGGTGCGGGTTGCATCCCTGGCAGCATCTTCGGCAATTTTCTTCACATCGACATTATCCTTATCCACCTGCGATGTATCAGCGGCTTTCATCGTCTTTTGTTCGGCCTCGAATTCTGCCTTCAAGGTCGTTCTTTTTGCCTCGTCAAGCTGGTCATAATCCAGACCCCTTGCCGTAAGCCACTTTCTGAACTCTTCCATAGTTTGACTCCTTATAGAAATAACATTTTCGCGATATTCACTTTCTGCTATGCTTCTGTTAATCGCAGATTTATCTGCTCCGATGGGAACGACAGATGCCTCCTTAAGCTCCCATTCGGTCACAATACGCAAAGGATATTTTTCCGATGCCTTGTATTTTTTGCCATTGATTTCTTGTTCTTTACCAGCTTCAATTGTTAGAGGATTGGTCACGCGATAGCCGATGGAATTATCGCGAGCATGCCCCTCTCTCGTCAAAATCCAGGCATGGTCGGCCATAGTCGATTTGCTGAAATACTTGCGGCCAATCAGTTTGCCGTCCTCTGTGCGAAAATCGCGGATGCTACCAAGCTGATTTTGCAAAGATGAGCGGTTGTGTGAATCAAGCAATGGTATCTGGTCGGCTTTTTTACAGCCATTCATCAAAAGGATTTCCTCAACGACCGCCCACCGCGACAAATCTAAAACCAAAATCCTCTCCTCAGTTGCCAATACAGCCTCCACGCTGCGCTCCGTTTCGGTTTCTCTTATCGTATCGAACCGAACTTGATAATTGCGCACGGTGAGGTCATTCGGATAGCCGGAGTGCTGTTCAATTAAATCGTCCTGTTTTTCCTTGCCCGTAGCGGCCTCGAAACTCCCGCCCCTGCTTGAGCAGTGTGACCTTGCATCGCTGGCTGTCCAAATATCATTTGAATATCGAAGCGCCTGAATTTCACTATGTTTGGGTGAAATAATTCCATAAACCACATCGATACATTTTCCGCTATGTTTTTCAGCACATTTGCCGTATGTTTTCTTGGGATATTTATTCGGGTCCTCCAAACGGCAAGAATGAAAATTAGGATATGGCCGAGTTGCCTCAAATTCGCCTATTAAAGAATTTCTTTGTTCTTCACTGAGATTATTTTCATCAAGTCCTTTTTCTCTCAGCCATTTTTGAAAGTCGTTCATTTTCAATCTCCGTTTCCGTTTCCGCCAGGAATTGCTACCTTACTCACAAGTCCCAGATATATAGGGACATCCTCGTCTCGCAGAAGACCGAGCTCTTTCAATTTATCAATCTCTCTTTTTTTCTGTTCAAGTTCTATTTCCCAATCCTTACCTTCCCGGGCACCTTCCTCGGCAAGATTTGTCGTCCAATTTTTTAGACGAATCTCCTGAGCCTTTGCCTCCTTTACGGGGTCAACATGCTCCGAACCGGGCCAGAACCATTTAAGATTCAGCAAATCCGTGTCAAGAGGCGGAATCCGAAACTCTCTTATCAGCATTGCCTCCTTCAGCCAACCGAGGAAAATCCTATCAAGCGCGTGTTCGGTAAGCCAGGCCCGGACGGTGCGAATCATTCTAAAATAAACCTGCCAATCGAGCCGACCTGATGCATAGTTATATTCAGATGAATTAGCGGCTGCCACATTGAAGGGCATATTAAGACAACGGGCTATCTCATTGAGAATCTCGCGCTTAAAATCCTTGTAAGTTGATGGCGGCTGTTCCGGTTTGAACTGAGAAAGTTGCGAGCCGGCAGGCATTGTCAGCATCGAGCCGCGTGGTATTTCGACCTCGTCGTAATCCTCGACTTCGGTCTCCGTATAGTCCTGATTGAATGTCTCATTAGATTTTTCCTGCGTGAGAATCGCAGAAAGTTTGGCGGCGGTTTCTGCCCCTTCTACCGTAGCAAGTGTGAACCGGCGGAGCTGCGCGAAAAGAGGAATGGCTGGCGTAATCCAGGGCACGCCCCTTGACTGTCCCGGCCTGTCCTTGCGGTAGAGATGTATCACCTGGCTTGCCGAAACCTTTTCGTAGTCAAATCCCAGATTAAAATTATAGTCCGAACCGGGATGCTGCTTGAGAATATAATATAGGGTTGGATGCCCTTCATCATTAAATTCTATTCCGTCGTGGAGTTTTTCATTGTAAGAGGCAAACCCCGGATTCGTCACCCTGTCCGGCTCGACCAGCCGGAGCCGGAGCCGAACCTGCGGGCCTTCACGAACCCAGTTGTCGCCGGATTTCGCGTTCTCAAAAATAATAAACGCCTCGCCGGATTCATCCTGTTGTTTCGAGCCGGCAAGTTGCATAATGTCATTAAAGGTCATCCGCCCTTCCGCATCGCAGATTTTACACCACTGGCTGAAAAGAAACTCAATCCTCTTATTGAGGTCCTGGTCGTTGGTTATGACCTGCAACCTCGGCCCGGTGCCTATGAGGTCATTGGCTTTCGTCTCGACAATTCCTTTTGCATACGAGTTGTTGCGAATTTCGTAACGGGCGCGGTTGCGGAGCGTTGCAAGGTCGGCACGAATAAGGGCGTCCGCATCCCTGCTGTCGGCATAAAGAAAATGCTGCTGCGTGTATCGCGTGGTCTGCGCCGCATCATAATTGCGGGTCTGCATCGGCAGGTTATTCCTTCTGATTTGGGAAAGCGTCACCCTTCTGACATTCACTTTTGTTTTTTCTTTTTTCTGTTTTGTTCTTGTCATTTTTTATCTTGCCGATGTTGACCTCAAAGCGGTGATTCTGAAACCTTGTCTGCTCTGACCTGCTGCCAGTTGCGAATAGTATTTGCGGGCATCCATAAGCTCCCGCAGGGAACGATAGGTGATTGTCCGCCCCTCGACCGCAATTGAGACGGGCCGACCGGCCCAAGTATTGATGGCCGTATCTATCGTTTCGATTATAGTCGCGTAACTTACTGCCATAAAAAATCAGGCCGATAGTTATCGGCTACCGGCCTTTAGCTTAAAAACTTCTATACCTAACCAATATGGACTTTATTGGGCAGATACCCTGAAAATAGCTCTGGCAATTTCTTTGTTTATCATAACCACTATATGATAGTTCTGCTGTCTTCATTATCGTCTGCAATTATCTGCCCATTCGCAGCCGTCAGGTTCTTGTCCACTTTCATTATCTGAAAGCACACCATAAACCCTGTCCATATGACGTTTTCGATAATGTTCTGCATAGAAATTTTTGAGCTATTCATTAACAACATACTTAATCCATAAAACAAAATTTTCACCAATGCAAGTAAATTATCAATAAAAAGAGCAGATTCTTAACCGAATGGCTACTAATAGGAAAGAATTTTACTTTTGAGGGGAATTTTGGTCTGATTTTTCAATGATTTCTTTCGTCCTGATTCGCCTGCCACAATTCCGGCATATCCTATACCGCCGGATTGCGCCTGGTAAGCGCATAGTTTTCAGGACATCCCAGGGACGTCCATCCTCATATCGCAAATCGGCACAGCCGCACACTGGACAGACAATTCCCGACGCCTTATACGGCTTAGTATCCTTGTCCATTTTTATCTCATCAATCTTTTCTGTGCCAAAACTTCCGAAAGCCGAATCTTGCGGCGCTGTCGTATCGCCACCGGCATACGCCTTGCCTCAATCTGTTCTTGCGGCCTTCGCATATATTGCACCCGCTTATAGAAGGCCGCTGCCGCCGCGTTGACCGCCGTGTCGAGAAAATGCACCTGCGCCCCGCCACTCACGGGCCGCCATTGCCAGGTTACCTGTCCATATCTGCCACGAATCCTTGTCTTGCGCTCATTCGTGAATTCACGGAAATAATAGTCTGGAATCTCGGCAAAATATTCCGTTGAGCCAGGAGTCCCGGCGGCGCGTGATGCCCAGTTATGAA